GCACAATATGCTCGTATCAACCACAAAGGACGCTATTTGCGCAATGGGATTGAAATCATACCGGACGCCAGCGTCATTCTTATAGAAATATCCGAAACCATAGATATAGCCATGACATGGGGCAATGTTTCTAAATTTGCAGAAATTGTAAATGACAACAAGACATTGCAGGATTTATCGTACGGCAGGACAGAAAACGAAGATTACATCATTTGGAAGAAAGGAGACAATTCGCCCCGAATACCTAAAATTGATTATGGCTTTAAAAATGATGAGCCGGCTGCCTGGTATCACCCTGTGGTTACAGCTATGTGGGTTTTGAACAAAATAGAAGCTGATGCCGATATCACCTTTAAATTCCAAGAACAACACTACGAACTGTTGAAAACTTTAGTTATTCCATTGCTTTCAAGAAATAGCGCACCAAAAGAAATCGAAGCTCGCACTACAACTTTAACAAATGACGGAATATCTCCATATAATATTCCAGGAGGATGGATTCTCAAAATATTCCAATTTGTGGAAAGTGGATCTGACTATTATGTGGCTATAACAAAAGATTCGTCAGGCAAGGTAATCGGATTCAAGCCGCAGAAAGAGAACGTACCCCTTAGAATTATTGGAACTATCAATATAATAGTCAATACTAGCCAGGAACCGCAAAGTTCAGGTGAATATGGTGTTTCTTTCGATATACGGAACAAAGAATCCATAACCAGCAAGTTGAAATTCAGGTGTAATCCGAGTATATCCTTATTACAAGAAAATCAATACAGGTATTCTTTCGCTATAGATGGGGAGTTTAATCCAGGAGATACAGAGGAACTCAGCGCTATACTGTACGATCCTTATGCAGAATTGGGGAATTATACAATAGAAGAAGGAAGCTATGTCAAAATAACGATGCGAGATACTGTCTATTTGAAAGACACTGATGAAGCAAACTCCCGATTCTATTATGTTCCAAACCTACCTGATATAAAACAGATAGACTTTATCAAAGCTATAGCATCTATTTGTGGAACTTTTGCCATTCCCGGCAATGGAAATATCGTAAGCTTCGTTCCTATTGATACCATCATAGAAAATAAGACCAAAGCTCTGAACTGGACCAAAAGAGTTATCGCCTCATATAGTGCAAACCGTCCTAAAAATATATCTTTCAAAATTGACGGATTCTCTCAAAGGAATGTATACAAATGGAAAAATGACGACAAAAACAAATACAATGGAATCATATACGTTGACGATAAGACTTTGGAATATGAACAGGAAACGCTGACATTGCCTTTCGCAGCGTCTGAAATGAAAGGTGAAATCGCAACTATCCCGATATATTCCTATACATCTGACGGAGCTTTACAATATAACGAAAGTACAGATCCCAGACTACTGGTCCTAAAGAACGACAATACAGCAACTTTTGACGGTCTGGACTGGAACACTATTATTGAAAACAACTACAAATCTTATCAGAAATATATCAGAGAACCTAAGATTATTACCGAGCTGGTAGAAATCAGAGATCATGAATTACGAAACTTGGATATGTCTGTACCTGTTTATCTGGCCCAATATGGAAAATATTACGCAGTCATATCAATAAAAGCAGAGAAAACAGGTATTTGCGAATGTAAACTTTTTCAATTGGATTAATTATGGCAGACAAAGTAGAAAAGATACTTGATATCAAAGTGAATTATAATGAGGCTATCAAAGCTATAGCCGAGTATCAGACAAAAATCGACAAAGCCAAAGAAGCAGAGGCGAAACTGAAGGAACAGTTAAAGGCTGGAGACATAAAAAGGCAGCAGTACAATGAAGAAATGGCGGCATCTAAAGCCTATATCAACGACTGTAATGATTCGATACGTATTATAACGAAAACAATGCAAAATCAGCTCAAGCAGGAGAAGGCGCAAGAAAACAGCCTTGTTTCTCTCCGTGCCAAACTGTCAAATCTAACGGCTGAATACGATGCTTTATCCGAAGCGGAACGGAATGCGGCTACAGGCATTAAGTTACGGGATAAAATTAATGAGGTTACTGATGCTCTGAAGGACGCTGAAGAAGAGACACAGCGGTATTACCGAAATGTTGGCAATTACAAGGAAGCTATAATGGAAGCCGCCAATGCCAATATCCCGTTCGTGCAACAGATAAATGTAATGGTGACCTCTTTGGGCGGAGTAAAAAATTACATAAGTAATGTAAATCAAAAATTGATTACTGTTGCAAAAACCACGACAGGACTAACAAGAGTAGTCAAACTACTTGGAACCGCCATGCTAGGACTTGGAATAGGTGCTCTTTTGGTTGTACTGGCTTCTCTTGTATCATGGTTCACCAAAACACAGAAGGGCGTGGAAGCAGCCAATAAAATAATGGGGGCTCTGGGTGCCACTGTAAATGTCTTAATAGACCGGGCAGGCAAGTTGGGAAGTGCTTTAGTGAATCTGTTTACCGGGAACTTCAAACAGGCGGGGAATGATGCCAAATCCATATTCGCTGGTATCGGTGATGAAATAGTCAATGAAACCAAACAGGCGTGGAAGCTGGCAGAAGTCTTGAATGAGATAGACAAGAGGGAAGTCATGCTGTCCATGTCACGTGCCGCTAACCGAGCTGAAATTGAGAAGCTGAAAAAAGCTGCAGATGACCAAACCCTATCCACACAGGAACGTATTAAAGCTGCGGAAAAAGCTGCGGAAATTGAGAAGAAGGACCTTGCCGTACAGACAGAACTAGCAGAAGCAAGACTGGCTAACACCCTTGGATTTACCGAGATGAACAATGAAGTACGCAAGTTGATGGAGCAGATTAAAGCTGGTGATATTACAGCCGATGAAGTAATAGGAAAACTTGGATTATCAGATAGTACGATAGAAGACCTTAAAGTGTTCCGTGACCAATTCAACGAACTTCAGGAGCTAATGGAAGATAGTTACGGCCGTCAGACAGAGCAGCAAAACACCCTAAACTCTATCCGCCAGGAAGGTGCAGACAAAGCAAAGGAAGCAAAGCAAACAGAACTGGAAGCAGTAAGGGCAGCAGAAGATGCTATGCTTGCCTTAGTGAAAGACAAGAGAGAACAAGCACGGAAAGAGATTGAATTGAACTATTCCCGGCAGATTGAGGATTTGCAAATCAGTTTAAAGCAAGAAGAGAACCTTACCGCTAAGGCTCGTGAAGCCATCAACGCCAAAATAAAGGCTTTGCTGCAACAAAAATCTATGGAGCTTAGCAAGTTGTCCGATGAGGAGCTGAAAAAAGAACTGGAGAACCGTTTAAAAATGATATCCCTGCAATTGGAATCGGTCAAGGAAGGCAGCGAGCAGGAGTATCAGTTAAAGATACAACAATTACAAGCACAACAAGAGGCGGAACTTACCAGCACAGAACAAACCGAAGAAATGAAACTGGCCATTAAAGCAAAGTACAATACCAAGATAGACGAACTGGCAACAGCTCATGAGCAGAATATTATCAACAAGCAACAGGAAGCCATGCGCATACGCTTTGAAACGGAAATCGCACAAGCATATGATAACGAAGAGGAAATTCTTCGTATAAGGATGGAACAAAAGAAAGCCGAGCTCGATAGCCTGCAGCAAATGGAAGGTGAAAGTATAGAAGCATTCAATCTTCGCAAGCTGGAAGCACAGAATGCTTATCTGGAATCCAAAAAAGAACTGAGCGATAAGGAGATTGAAATAGAAACGAAGAAAACAGAAGCCTTATCTGCACTAGCCGGAAATCTTTCCAACCTTATAAATCAAGCTGCAGGGGATAATGAGGAAATGGCCCGACTAGCTAAAGTCCTTGCAATAGCAGAAATTGCAATTGCCCAAGGTGTGGCTATTGCTCAAGCTGTTAAAACCGCAACAAGTTCATCTGCAACTTGGATTGATATGCTTGTAGCAATAGGAACTGTTGTATCTGCTGTAACTGCTGTAATGGGAACTGCCATGAAATCAGTAAAAAGTGCTAAATTTGCAGAAGGTGGTTTGGTTACAGGACCGGGGACAGGAACGAGCGACAGTATTCCGGCACAATTGTCGAATGGAGAATCCGTTATAACTGCCAAAGCTACGTCCATGTTCGCCCCTATCCTATCATCCTTCAATATGATGGGTGGAGGTGTACCTATTAATGTAACAGCAACGAATAATCAAACTTTAGGCGAAGATATGCTGGCCAGAGCAGTCGCCAAAGGAATGATGATGGCTCCTGCCCCTGTCGTTTCTGTAGAAGAGTTTACTTCAGTTGCGAATAGAATTAAATACATAGAAGAAAGCGGTAGTTTATGAAAGCATACGAACTATTATATATAAACAGGAACACTCTTAGGATAATGTCTGAAATGTCATTAGATGCATCAGATATTAAATACCTAGAAATGTATAAAGACTACACCCGTCTTACGGCTGAAGGTCATAAAAAGGCATATATCATGCAGTACCTGGCAGATGAATACAGCATTTCAGAAAGGACCATCTATAGAGTCATTGACAGGTTGTCCGTTGACGTTTCAATTCAATAAGGGGGAAGATTATTCTTCCCCTTATTTTTTTACTGACAAAGCGTGTCAGTGCTATTATGTTCTGAAATTCTTATAGCCATATACCGTTTTTTACCTTTGCTTCAAAATAGATTATATATGGCGAAATTATACATCAACAAAGATATTGTTGCGGATAAAGACAAAATGGAAAATTGGTATCTAACTGGTGAAGAGGGATTGTCTTTTCCCGATATTCAAAATTTCCTATCTTGGATAGATCCGAATGACCACGTTATTGATATTGAGATACATTCATGCGGTGGTGATGCCGTTGAAGGGTATGCCATTTATGACGCCTTACGTGCTTCAGGAAAGCAAATCAGCTGTACTGCAGTAGGACGATGTGCATCCATGGCAACCGTGATATTATTGGCCGCTGCAAAAGAAAGACGTTTTGCTTATCCACATGCAAAGTTTCTTATTCACAAGCCTTATATGGCTTCATACGATGGAGACCTTGATCTTGAAACCCTAGAATCAATAAAATCAAACTTGGAGAGTGAAAAAAACAAGATGCTAGCTTTGTATGTAGAACGCACAGGATCGGAAGCCTCAGTTATCGAAGCCCAAATGAATAAAGCCGGTTGGTTTGGTGGTGAAACAGCCAAACAATTAGGTTTTATCACGACCGTTCTTATGCCTACAACTGCCAAAGGGAGAACTTACACATTTAATAACAAAAAAATGAACAAAGAAAAAGAAGTAACAGTGAAGCAGACTATCATAGACAGGCTGCTGGCCAAATGCGGCTATCAAAAAATTGAAGACGTACAGGTCGTATCTATGGAATTGACAAATGCCGAAGGTAACACGCTTACCGTGGAAAGAGATGAAGGTGAACCCCAAGTAGGAGATACAGCAAGTCCCGATGGCGAACATGTCATGCCTGACGGAAAGACTATCATTGTGACAGATGGCGTTATTACAGAAATTAAAGATCCTGATGAATTGGAAGAGGATGAAGTGAAAGCTTTAAAAGCCCGTATAGAAGAGTTGGAAACTGAGAATGCTTCTCTAAAGACGAATGCCCGTACCATTGAGGACAACAAGATTCTGAACGCAGTCCGTATGGCCGGGGGCGAAAACTGGCTGGCAAAACATTGTAGTACTTATAAAGTGTCAGCTCGTACCCAAACGTTCAACAAGGGTATAAAAGGAGTAGAAGAAAATGAAACGCCTATTCAGAGAAAACTTCGTGAAGAAAGAGAAAAAAGAAACAACAAGTAATAAAAGGAGGGGAAATGCCTATTTTAGATTTTGACAAACTTACACCTGATAATCAGGCTGTAAAAGACTTGAAAGACCTTATTCAGTTAACAGTCTTTCAAAACGAGGACATGGAGCGTTTTATGACGTTTATGCCCAATGTGACTAACGGTAAAAAAGCAGGTTTTATCGGTGAAATGGAAGATATCGGAGTAGCCGGCTCCGGATGCGACCCTGAATATAAAAAAGTGGCTATCGCTGCCGCCCAAAAGGAATGGGAAATCGGAGATTGGCAAATTCCTTTGGAAATGTGCTATACAGACTTGGAAAACACCATTGCCAAGTACTGCCTTAAAACGGGAACAAATATAGGAGACCTGACATCGACCGAATATATGGACGGTATTGTACTGCCGAAGCTGTCTGAAGCTATGATGAAAATGATGTGGCGTTTTACATGGTTTGGAGATAAATCAGCAGCGTCTGTCACTGGAGGTGGTCAAATCACTGACGGAGTAAACATCGAACTATTTAAAACATGTGACGGTTTTTTCAAACGTCTGTTTGCCATCTGTACCAACAATGCCGAACAGCACACTGAAATTGCAGCCAACGCAGAAGAATCATATGCATTACAAAAATCAAAGATGAAAGAAACAGGCATTGCCACATCAATATTCGATGCGATGTTGCAAGATGCCGACAGCCGGATTTTCCAAAAAGACGGATGCGCAATTTTCGCCACCAAGTCAATGTGCGATGCTCTGACTCACGATATGAAAGAAAAGTACAAGGTTATCATGCCCTGGGAAGTTGTATTTGACGGTGTAGAGGTCAGCAAATACGATGGAACAACCATCGTTAAATGTTCCATTTGGGATAGATTTATTCAAGCCTATCAGAACAACAAAACCAAACTTAACTTACCGCATCGTGCTGTTTTATGTTCTCCTGAGAACTTGATGTATGGATGTGAGGGCACCGAACCGATGTCGGACTTGGATATCTGGTTTGATAAGAAAGCCCGCAAGAACTACATTTATTCAACAGGAAAATTAGGCTCCATGATTGGCGAAGATGAGTTGGTACAGGTAGCATACTAACGAAAAAGAGCAAATATGGCAATATGTGATATAACAATCAAAAAGGACATCGCACCATCGTGCGATGATCCTATCGTTCCCGGGCTGGAACAGGAAGGTGTGATAATGAATCGCGCAGACGTGGATTTCGGTGCGGTTACATTCAACGCAACCCGTAAGAATGTGATCGAAACTCTTGCACTGAAAACAGGTAAAAAAGGTTACAAGGTACAGGTATTCGGTGCAACCCCCTTTACTGGTACCAATACAACCTTGGCAACAGGAACCTATCGTAACACGTTTACTAACATAGTGAACATGGTTGTATTAGCAAATGACCCCGATGTATGCAATGACATTATTGACGGGCTTGCTAACGGTGATTTTGTCGTTGTATTGGAAAATAAAGCCAAAGGGTTAAATAAAACCGAAAATCCGGGAGATTCAGCTTTCCAGGTTTACGGTTACTACCAAGGTTTGAAAGCCGCAGAGATCGGCAATGACAAGTATTCCGAAGAAACGGAAGGGGGATGGAATATCTCTTTGCAAGAAACCAAGGTTCCCAAATCAGCATTATTCTTGTACAAAACATCTTACGATGCGACAAAAACGCTTGTTGAAACACTGACAAAACCAACTGAATGATTATGGAGTTAGAAGAAGTGGTTGATAAATTAAAGGAGCTAGGAGAACTTCCCTCCTACTCCTCTTCTGATAAATCGGAGATAGAAAGATTGTACAAGGAAGTATTAGGAAAAGAATTCACCAAGACATCGTGTAACGACTGCTATCGCGATGCTGTAATCGAAATGACTGTTTACATCAAAAAGAATAACCGTATGAAAGAAAAATGTAATTATATATTAAAGAATGGTGTCCTGCTTCAACCGGAGTTCGGAAGCAATAAAATGTACACTAATGACAACCTCACTGATGAAGTTGCTGAAAAGTACCTTGCCAAAAATCCGAAAGGTGAAATTTATTTCGCCCATGTACCTACGGACTGGAAAGAACGTGTTAACAAATGTGGATACAATCAAAGCCTGCTTGATTCAATGGTAGAATCATTACAAGACGGAGTTTCTGAAGAATCCGTGGCTGACACGTTGAAAGATTTCCAAATCAACGGCAAGAAAATCAGTAAAAAAGTTCTGAATCTGCATCTAAGCAAGGCCATTGAAATTGTGAACGCAATGAATGGAGAAGGCGAAGATAAAGTTGAATAAAAGAAATAAAGGACGAACGTAAACCTCGCGAATATGAGAGTAAGAGATTTAAAAAAGAAAAGCAGTAACCGCATTGATACAAGCTATTTACAAAATCTAGGAATTCAAGCCTACGGACAGGACAACCTATATCCGCAGACATTAAAGAATATCATTGCTGCAAGCTCTACTGCATCTGAATGCTCAGACCGTTTCGCTGACTTCATTGAAGGAAACGGATTCCGTGAGGTTGCTTTTTCCAAATATGTAGTCAATCGAAAAGGTGACACATTGGATGATGTGCACATGTTACTATGCAAAGACATGTCCGAACTCAATGGAATAGCAATCCATGTTAACTACAATGTTTTCTGTGAGATAGTGGAGATGCAGCACGTACCATTTGAAAATTGCCGTCTGACAGAAGAAGATGAAAACGGTTATGTGGCAAAAATAGCAGTACATCCAGACTGGAGCGGAAAGAAGACACGTAAAGGGAAAGCTCTGCAGGTCAAGAAAGAAAACATCGACTATATAGATGTTTTTAACCCTCAAAAAGATGTGATACTGGCTCAAATAGAAGCAGCCGGAGGCATTGAATACTACAAAGGTCAAATCCTATGGGTGTCAATGGCCGGGAAAAATACTTATCCTGTCGGGAAAGGTGACCGGGTGGCTACAGAAATGAGTACCGATGAAGGACTGTCCAATGTCAAGTACAGAAATGTACGAAATAATTTCTTCCCTGGCGCTATGGTATTCACCAAAAAGGGATCGAACATAACCTTTGACGAAGAAGGCAACGAAGTGAAAGATACAGACGATGACGACAGTTTCTCAAATACACTCATCCAGTTGCAAGGTGATACGAATGCAGGAAAGATTATGGAAGTTACTTTAGAAAGCGATGAGGAAAAACCTGAAATAATAAATCTGAACTCACAAAATTACGACAAAGAATTTACCGTTACTGACGCAAGTGTGGTTGAACGTATTTATTCAGCTTATGGCCAAGAGCCATGGTATTGCATCCGTATTGGTAAAGTCGGATTCTCAGGCGATATTTTGGAAGATGCTTTCGAGTATTACAATTCTATCGTAAGCAAGCAACAACGCTTAATAGAGCGTACCTTTAGCCGTATATTCAGCTATTGGTATGAAGTAGTCAACCCCTCTAATGATTATAGTGTGGAACCATTAAAGTATGTACGAAATGCAGCAGTATCTAATAACAACAGATGAGGTATCGGCTTTGTCTCGCGGAATGTCTGTACATCTCGATCCTGACAAGATAGAAACCTACATCCGTGAGTCGGAGAATATCTACATCAAATCAGCGTTGGGAGACGAACTGTTCCTTGACGTGAAAAAAAATCCTGAAAAATACCAGCTACTGCTTGACGGAGGTACTTATGAAACTAAATGTAAAAAGAAGATAATCATCACTGGACTTCGCGTAGCTTTGGCTTATTATACCTATGCCTGTATTGTCAAAAATGGAGATGGAAATGTATCCCGTTTCGGCTTCGTGAACAAGGAAGGTGAATATAGCAGTCATACAGTATTCAAGGAAAAGATGATGGTGTATAGCGATGCATGTAGTATAGCTGACCGCTACCTGAAAGAATGCGTGCTTTACCTAAAAGAATGCGGTATGCCACTTTATAACGGTGAAGGGAAATTAAAATCTAATAGAACTGTTTTTCGTGTAATAGGAGAATGAGCGATTCTGTTGACATATTAAAGAAACTGGCTCTTCAAGTAAGAAACGCATCTACAGAAGGAGAGAATACAGCTGAAAGAATTGGGCGCATATTTATCGGGATTCTAGAAAACATGGATAATTCTGATATAGAAAAGCTCACCAAATACTTTTTACGCAAAGATAAAGAAGACACTGCCAATGAGCTGATAACGTTCCTGAAGGGTTTTTTGACTGGTAAAAACGGTAGTGGTTGGACCGTATTGGAAGATGGCACGACACAAGCTGTTGTTGACCGCTTGTATGTGAAGATTAAGGCTGTCTTTGACGAGCTTGAAGTAAAGAAGAAGACGCATGTTGGTGGTGAACAGATCATATCTCCGGCCGGAATGAAGTGTGTCCGTGTGGAGGAACTTGATGAGAGCTACCGTTGTTTCTTTTTGTCAGAAGTTGATGGAGTGACAATCAATAACGAATTTACAGTAGGTACATTAGCATTAGCCCAAGAATTTAACATTAAAGAAGGGACATCCCACAATGTATCCAACCGCTACTATTGGCGTGAGGTGACAGGTGTAGGATCTGACTATATTGACTTGAGCAAAACCAATGCTGACAAGGACAGTGATGTTCCGGCTGCCGGTGATGATATCATCGGGCTTGGGCATTTGACGGATATCACCCGTCAGGCTGCTATAATCCTTTCGTCTGTTAATGAAACTTCGCCTTCCATTATTTTTTATCAAGGTATCAACTCTTTCTCTCTTGCCGGAAAAGAAGTCATCGGGCTGGGCTTTGACAAGTCCACCGGACACGCTTATATCAATGTGTATGGTGATGCCTATATCGGTGCCAAGGATGAGAGCACTTACATCCGTTATAGCCAGAAAGGCGGTGTTGATATCAAGGGTATGTTTCATATCGAACAAGGTTCCACCGGATGGCGTAATATGGAAGGTCTTCCGGATGAGATACAGGCGGCTGCCGATCTGGCCCAAAAGGCTCAGGATGCGATAGACAATGCGGCTGTCGGAAGTGTCAATCTGTTGCGTAACTCCGGGTTTACTGGAGATTATGAAAGTGAAATATTGTCCTCTGATACTCAATTGTTGGCGGACACCGAACTTTTCAGCAAGCAATTAAAGTATTGGACGGGTGTGGCTACCGTATCCGCAGATAGTGCTGCCGGCTCTGGGTACTCTGCTGCAATCGGTAGTTTGTCCCAATCCGTGTCCTTGATTAAAAATGAGAACTATGTTATATCCTTTAAAGCTAAAGGTGTGTCTGTGGCTGTTTCGTGTGGTGATTTCAGCACAACTCAGCCTCTTGCGTCCGATTATCAAAGATACACTTTCAAGTTTGCATTTAACGGTACAGGTATTTTCATGATCAGTGGTACCGCAACCATTTGTGATCTTCAATTAGAGCGTGGAACCATTGCCACA